GCCACGCGGGCGCGCCGGTCAGGAGTGAGGTTCCGCCATGACCAGCGCACCGCGTGTCTCTTTCACCGATTCTGGGTTCTCGGAGGCAGGCGCCTTCGAGGACACGAGTGGCTATCATGAGCAAGTGTTTGACACGGCCGTTGGTGGACTGATAGAGCAAATCGGTACCGTCGCTGATCAATGGTGGAGTAGTGGAAAGAAGTTCTCTCAATTCCTGTTCGTAATGTTTTTAACACATCTTGTGTTGACAAGCACCTTACAGGGTATTGCGATAGTAATTTCGCTGCTTCCCCTTGAGAGTGATGCGTGCCGTTTGGAGCTGGTTGATGGTGAGGATATCTGCGTCGATCGCTACCAATACGACTTTACACAGGTCGGTTGGTATGCGTACGATTGGCTGCAGACGCCTTTCCTAGTTGTAGGTTTTCAACTTCTAGCGCCCATACAAGCTCTCATCTGGACACTATCCGGGGTCGATGCGTGGCCGGAGCTCCTCTGGATGATCGTTCGTCTACCGCGTGGTGTCCCGTCTATGGGTGCCGTGATGCTCCGCAGAGTGACGTCTGTTCGCGCCATTGTCAACGAGTTGAAGAACACGTTACGTTACGTTGATTACCTGGGTGTGCACCCCTGGTTCATGCCGCGTGGCCCTGAGCCGGTGCTGCATCCTGTGAACGAGTTCGCCTACGCCATACTGAGACGGTGGAACGGGCCCAAGCTGTACGCTGTTCGGAGCTTGTTCAAGCGTGTGGCGGCAACCGCGGTTCTGAAGGCTAAGGGCATCGTGAAGTACGAAGGGCCCGAGCTTCCCAAGGAGAGGCATGAGGAGGTCATGGAGGCGTTCTACGATCATGCGTTTGAGACGCGTTTGTGGTACCTCCCCGGCTTTGCGATGGCGTTTTGTCATAACGTGTTCTCACAGGACTACGACAGGACCACGGCCAACAGTGATTCGTCCGCAGGTTTCCCGTTTCCAAGTGGTGTCAAGAAGCGCGACGTGTGGGGCGAGATCAAGAGGACGTGCGACATCGTGCTCAGTTCCCCAGAGACGGTCCGCGAGTACTTCGAGAGCCACATCTACTGTACCACGGGGCGCGCGAAGTTTTGCTCGAGGTCTGTGTCGGATGCAGCGCGTCTGGTGCTGTTCCCTGGGGCCGCCGTTGTTACGATACTGATGTTGTACTTCACACCGCTGTTCGCTTGCGTCGCTACCGCTTCCTCACAGACGATGTGGTGGTGCGGCATTGGCTTCTCTTGGTCCAGCGGGGGTGCGACGCGTCTCGCAAACTACATCGGTCTTGACAAGGGTTTCGCTCCAAAGGGCAGGATCATCGCTTCGACTGACGCGAGCAACTGGGACGCGCGCATTCTTCGTGCGTTTCAGTGTGGCTGCCGGACGATGCACTGGATAACTATGCTGAAGTGTTTTCTGTTGTACTGTGCGGGGTACGTTCCCGTGATGTTCGTCATGTTCTTTTTCTATGCTTATAGAGACGGTATGTTCGCCACGTTTGTTATAGCGGGTGGTCACACGTTCATGAAGAGGCATGGCGTCATCAACGGCTTCGGAAGCACGGGCTTTGATAACTGTGCGATTAACACGGTCATGAAGAAGCTGTGGAACAACCACTGTGACAGGATGGCGCTGAAGCATCCCGCCTACAAGGAATACAAGTTCTTTGTGGTCCAGTGGTACCACAGGTACGTCTGGGTACTCGCCGAAGGAACTGACCGCAACGTGTTCTGGACGTATGGGGATGACCTGATGATGAATGTCCCTGATGACTTCCCCTTCGATGATTACGTCAAGTTCAACGAAGGGCTCAACGTGACTCTCAAGTTCGTCCATTACACGCGTGACAAGGCCCACTACGAGCGGCACCCGGATGAGTTTCCGGACGCGGACGTGTTGAGCTACCTGTGCAGGTACGATTCCTCGGATGGTGAGTTCTACCCGTGGAGGCCCACTGACGAGTGTCTCGGTCGTGCATT